CGGGTAGCTTAATCCATACCTTAGCCGTTAAGAAATTTGTAAAACTTTCTACATAAAAATTTAATTCCCTTCCCTGCAGATCCGAAACCCGGATATCCCTAAAATCAAACCTCATGCCCGGAAGGAAAGGCAAATTAATAAAGGCCTGTTGCCCCGCGCTTGCGCTGGGATTCGTTACGATTATTTCCCGTTTATGTTTCCAGGCCTGGTATATTTTCGCCATTCCTTCCGCCTCTGTTTTATGGAGCCTGTATTATTCCCCAAAGGCTCGCCGCTGTGATACTCTGGCCTGTGTCAAGGTTTACGATTCTCGCTTTTACAAATTTGGCCGCCCTCTGCATTTGAATTAAACCGTTTACAGTATGCCCCGCATCGATGGCGATATCCCCCGAGTCGATAGCATCGTCATAGGCTCCGATTGTGAAAGAAGAGGAAGCCCCTGCCGGATCTGCGAATAAATCAATTCTAGCCCCTAATGTTGCAGCTGCATTAAACGTCATAGTATAGCCGACTGCAAAATCTACGGCTGTACTGAGATCTAGCCCGCCGCCGCTATCCTGTTTATTGTTAGCTGCTACGGTAACGTTACTTATCCATATAGTTGGGGTTTTAGTTAAAGCCATTTAAACGCCTCCTGTTGGCGTTTCTCTTTCTATTATTACAGGCTCGGCTTCTATTGCCTCGGCTTTCATAGCCTGGATAACAGTAACGGAAGCCGCGTTAATTATAATATTAATCGGCTGCTCCGGGGCCGCCTGAGCTGGAGAGATAACCGCCTCGCATATAGCCGCTTTTAAATCAGCCTGGAGGATATCCTCCTTAATCGCTGCTCTCATAGCATCCTTAACGGCTGACTTCGGGGTCGTTGTGTTCCATAAAACTGTTACATGGTGCATCTTTGGGTTTTTTACCGTTGTATCGTCTTTCGTTACATCTGCCGAAACCTGTACGATATTAGGGTCAGCGGTTGGCGTAATTGATAAAGTAGTTTCCTCGATTCTTAACATTTTGAAAACTCCTTAGGATCCTCTGAATTGATTTGTTACTGTTATTTCGACGGCTTCCCCGTCGCCATAAGTTTTATTTTCATTGAAAACGTGTCTTAGTAACATGGTTCCGCCGACAGTTCCAGAGTTAAAAATCCCTACTTCTCGAATAGTTACCGCCCCGGAAAACGAAAAGAGTTTAACCCATTTACAGGTAGCTGGAGAAACATAAGAACAGTCAGCCGTAGCCCTTGCGGAGCCGTATAAAGTGTTTTCAGCGCCTAAAGCGTTTTGTTCGGCCCCCTCGGCTGTACTGCTCGAGCCATTGGCGATATAAATAAAAGCTGCAGGGACCGGAGAAACCCAATTTATGATTTGGGAAACCGCCGCCACTCCCGTATCTGTTACCGTTGTCATTTTTCCCCCTCAGCTCGGGCTCGAACCGTTAGCAATTAAAATAAATTTCTGCTGTCCGATATCCTGGAAAGGTAAAACCTGGATAGTTACCGATGTTGAAATTAAATCTATGGCTGTTTTAAGTTCGTCCGCGCTTTCGTAAATTGTAGCTGTGTATAATCCGACCATTTCAAGCCCTCCTTATACGATTTTCTCCTCCGTTCCGTCCGGTAAAATCCGGATATGCTCCCGGATAGTTCCGTCCGCTCGAATAGATTTTATTTCTACTGTCGTTTCCATGCCCATTTTTGAGCTTATTTCGTCTTGTCCTGTCATTGTTCACATCCTGATTTTTTAGATAGCCCCGGCTCGACTGAACCCTATTGAGTAAGAAAATTTTCCAGAGCCGAGGATCAGCTCTTTTATATTTCCGAAACTGGAAATGTAACAATTAGTAAAACTTACGCCGTCTATTATCAGGGTCCCGAAGGTCCCGATAAGGGCCTCCAGGTCCTCGATTTCTGTATGATCTGTTGTGTAACATAAAAAAGTTCGAGGGAAAGAGGGCGCTATAGGCGAAATACTAGCATGAATCAAACCAGAATAAAGCCGTAATTCTTTTTTCTGGATATCATAGCCTATATCCCCGGCCTCATAACAACTAATCGGGGCGCCGGAAAATGTAACTGTTATAGAATATACCCCCTGGCTCGCCTTTGGCTTGTTGAATATCTTTCTATTTCCTCAATTAATTTTTTAATATCCATTCCGCTTGATAGCGTATTTGGGCCTATTGAATATGAGTCGCCTTCGTAGTTATTTGTCGTTACCGGATTACTCAGGCCTGAACTATTATTGATTACCTGGGCGACGTTCCCCAATCCTGTTTTTAAATTGCCTGGGATTTTGTTAAGGCTCATGTTTATTGGATCTGAAAAAATCGCATCCCAATTAGGTAATATTCGGAAAGGCCCCTTTTTCGCTGGGCTATGGGGCATATACTCATCAATCCAGCTCAGAATTTCGTTTATGGCGTCCTTTATGTCCTCGATCTTTGAGTTTATCCCGTTTAAGAGGCTCTGGAGAATAGCCGCGCCCGCATTGTAAAAACTGGACGCTGCGTTTCTTACCTTATCCGCCAGGCCTGTAACCGCGCCTAAGATAGTCGTAACCCTGCCAGATACCGCGTTATAAATATCATCCCAGGCCCGCCGCCAGTTACTCAGTATATCCGCCGCTGCAGCTTTGACCTGATTAAAGCGGTTCTGAACATCTGAATAAAACCCGGATAGTCTGGAGGATATGCTCGAAGCCGCTGAGGATAAAGTCGCTAAGAAATCGTTCCAATGGGTCCGCCAGGAGGCCAGGATAGAAGCCGCCGCCGCTTTTACCTGATTAAAGCGGTTCTGAACATCTGTATAAAACCCGGATAGTCTGGAGGCTATACTCGAAGCTGCAGAGGATAAAGCCGCTAAAAACTCGTTCCAGTGAGTACGCCAGGACGCCAGGATCGAAGCCGCTGCAGCTCTGACCTGATTAAAAACAGCCTGTACGCTTGCATACCAGGAGGAAAGCCGGGCCGATATGCTCGAAGCTGCAGAGGATAAAGCCGCTAAAATATCGTTCCAGTGTGACCGCCAGGAAGTAAGGAGAGCCTGTATCCCTGCGATAATCTGATTATATCTAGCCTGCAGGCCTGCATAAAATGACGTTGCAGCTGAAACAATCAGATTAACCGAAACTGAGAAGGCCGCCGCCAGGAGGTCCCAGAGCGTTTTAAAGTTCGTCCGGAGGTTCGAGGCTCCCATGATTACCGCGTTATGGTAATACTCCAGCCTGTTAACGAAATTAGAAAAGGCTGTCGTTAGATAATCCCATACCGCCGCCGCCTTTTCCCGGATCCCGCCCCAATCCCTAGACCATGCCAGCGCCAGGAGGGCTATTAATCCGACTACAATAAGGACCGGGGCCCCTATTGCTGAGAGAGCCGCTATTATTACGCCTATGGCTGCCTGGGCTGCTCCGAACGCTACCGCCAGCGCCCCGCCAGCTCCGAACAGGCCCGCTAGTGCCCCGATTCCCGAAGCTACCGCCCCGGCTACGACTAGGATAGGCCCCAGGGCTGCAGCTAGACCGATAAACCCGATAATTATTAATTTTACAGTAGGGGAAAGCTCATTGAAGCTTTTAAGAACGCTCGCCAGGATAGGGAGCATTGCCTCGATTGCTGGGACTACAGTATCCTGAATCAAGGGGACTATAGTATCCTGGAAAATGGGGACGAAATCCTCGCCTATTTTTATTACAATAGCTTCGAAAGAGGCCTTTAATTTATCCAGGCTTGCAGATCCGCCCTCATCCATCAATTTAAAGGCCTTATCTGTTTCCCCTGCGCTCTTTCCCATTTCTACTAGGTTATTAGAGTATATTTTCTGGCCTGGTCCGGAGAGCATCATAACAGCGTTTCCAGCCTCTACACTCCCGAAATAGTCCGATATCCTGGTCGTTGTATCTCCGAACTTAACCCCCAGCTTGTCGAGGGCTTGCTCGGCTGTCCCGCCGCCCTTCTGGAAATCCTTAAAACTCTGGCCTGTTAAGCCTTCAAAATTTTGGGCCAGTTTAGAGGTCGGGTCTGCTAGTTCCATCATAGCCTTTTGCAGCTTGCCAGCATCGGGAACCGTTTTATTGAGCCCGTCGCTTAGGACCCCTATAGCTCCCTGGAGGGTCCCGCCTGAGGCGATAAAGTCAGGGAAAGACTTTCCTGAAAGCTTCTCAAATGTTACCGCTGTTGCTGATCCGTCTTTGGATAGCTCGACTAGCATCTGTCTTAGTTGAGTTGTTGCAACCCCAGTAGGCGCCCCCTGCGAGGTCATTGCAGCGATAGCCGCCGTAACGTCCCCGAATGGTACTTTAAGATTAGCTGCGATTGGTCCGACGTCCTTAAACGCCCCGGACAGCTCGGCTATAGTTGTCTTTCCCAGGCGAACGCCAGTAAACATAATATCCGAGGCCTGAGCCGCTGTTATGTTCTCCGCCCCGTAGGCATTGACTACAGAGGAAAGGCCATTTACTGAGGTTATCAAATCGGCGTTTCCGCCTACCGCTGTCTTTTGAGCCTGGGCGATAAAATCGAAAACGTTTTCTTTTGGGACTCCTGCAGAAATAGCCTGATAAAGGCTCGTTGCTACCTGCTCCGTTCCGACTCCCATATCCTGAGAGAATTTTAAGGCCTGTTCTTTCATGCCTCCCATACTCTCTTTTGTAATCCCAGGAAGGAGAGTAAAAACCTGATTCATATTTTTATCAAAATCTAGCGCCGACTTTGTAGCGTACCCAATCCCCCCGGCTACTGCAGCGATAGGAACAGTAATTCCCGCCGTTAGCTGGCCGCCCGCTGCGCTTAGATCTTTTCCCGTTTTAGATATCCCGGCCCCTAGCCCGCCTATTTCGGTTCTAAGGTCCGAAAAGGTCGTTTTAAGGGCCTTCATATCCCCTATAATACTGACTATTAATTGCGCCGCTGCTCCCGCCATTTTTGCCCCTAAAATTAGTTATACAGAATACCTATAGGCCCCGCCCTCTAGCGTTTCGCCTGGGTTGGCTTTTTTATATTCATCAATCCCCTTGACCGCCGCCTTTTCTGGGTCCTCGCCCTGGAGGATCTGGCCCAGGACTCCAAAGAAAACTAGGGCCTGGGATTTCCTGGCCTCCCAGCCTCTTGAATGATAAAGTAGAACCTGGTCTAGGGTCATTTCATCGAGGAGGCGCTCAGGAGTCGCCCAGCCGTACATTAAGCCGAGCTGGGCGAATACGTCCCCTATTGTCAGTTTTTTCCTTCTCCCTCGCCCTTGCCCTCGCCTTTGTTGGCTGCAGATATACGGCTCGAAAGAGACTCAACCGCGTAAACTAGGAATTTCATAAGGGTCATAGGCTCGATATTGTCGAGGATCCATTCCCGCGTAATTTTTGAATTGCTTCGCTGGCAGATTTTAACGGTAATATCTACCACTTTATCAAAAACGTCAGCCGAAAAACTGGACTCCTCGAAATCGCCCAGGCTCATAATTTCGAGGGCGATTCGAGTCGGGATAAAAGAAACGTCGACTATTTCGCCGCCGATTTTTGCTAGGCGTTTAGGAGGCGCCAGGACGTCGAAATCCTTGATATTCTCCTCGGCGTTTAAGGCTGCATGGTTAGGGGTTTTACCTGTCATAGAAACCCCTCAGGCGCTCTGTTCGTCGTAGATCTCGAAAAGCTGGTCCCCGGCTGTTCTTGTTACGTCCGTAACTCCCTTTAGCTCAAAAACAGGCTTCATATTGTCCGCGCTTTCGTCAGCTGGGAATTTTAGTTCTATACCCTTCTGATTTGTTGCTGAATAAATTGTGATTCGGAAAACCTTTCCGGCTGCGTTGGTGTTGGTCAGCCTTACGACTTTAGGGGAAACTGTGATAAGTCCGCCTGTTGTCATTTTTGCAGCTGCATAAGGAACATATGTATAAGAAACTTTTACCTGTTCCCCTGTGGTTATGACCGTTGAGGCTGCGACCCTGGCGATACATGGCCAGCCCGCCGAATCTACAGAGATAACATAGTCTGTATTTTGAACCGCTGCTCCGTCCGCGCTGTCTTTTACTGAAATCGAGGTAACGACTGAATTATCGCCGTTTTTGTGATTGAGGCGTACAGCTGTAACCCCTGTAAGTACGTGTAATTCATCAACTACGGGAGTTGAAGACCCGGCTACGCTCCCGGCTGTATCCATCCCGCCCCGGAGCATCATAACGTTTGAAAGTTTGAACTCCCATAATTCAAACTTTACAGTTGCGAAATGCTGGATATTGCCTACTCTGATTTCCTGGGCGTTACCTGGTTTAATTACCAGAGGCGTGAAAGACTCCGAAAACTCGAGCCCGTCAGAGACTCCGATATCTATAAGGCTGCCAACATCGGCCCCGGCTTCGACCTTTGCCGACCCAAATTTAAGAGCTGTTGCATTTTGTATGCTTGTTTGAAAGACCATATTTACACCTGTTTAAAATTTTAAATAAGAAACTTCGAAATCGTAGGGGATTTGATAAAGTTTTGTACTCTGTTCGTAAATATCGAGGGAATTTTGAGGGATTATTTTGATTATTTCGAAACCGTCGACTATGCCCGAATATCCGACCAGAGCCGACTCGACGGCCTGGGCTAGTTGCTGACATTGGAGGAAATCGAGAGCCCAGCTATCAACCTGAAATCTAGGGGACCCTATAACCCGGCTCCAGGGATTAGATACTTTAAAAATCGAAATTGCCGGGAAAGTACATTCTAACGGGAGTTCTTGCGGATAGATCCGGGAGCCTACCGCGTTTATTATTGCTGGATTAACCGCCAGGATAGACCGGACCGCCCCGTCTATTGTGGTAACGGTCATTTGAAGGGCTCCAGGATCCGGAGTATAACCGCGTTAAACTCCTCGATTATTTCGTCCTTGTTTTCGTCCAGGGCTGGCCGTAAAAAAGGCCTGGGCCTCTGATGATAAACCCGCCCTTTACTGTCCGTATCGCTAAAACCCAGCTCTAGGCGCCTAGCGTAATCCATATCTGAGCCGACTTTTATCTCGACCTGGCCCGCTTTCTTTTTCGTTTCTAGCAGAGTTATAGACCGCTTTAAGTTCCCGGTCTGTAACATCGGGAAATCATCATTAACCCGGACCCCGCCCTCGCCTCCGGCCCTGGAATTGATCGCCGCCTCCCGAGCCACTACCGCCGCCCCGGCTGCTGTTGCAGTCAAGAGGGCCTTATCAAGCTCCTTTTCAAGACCTGCGAAATGAGAGAGGAGTTTTTCAACTCCCTCTATTTTGATCTCGAATACTTCCGCCATTTTTACCGCCAGATTTTGATATTCTTCTCTTCGGCTTCGTCCAGAGCCCAGGCTCTCGGGAGTTCGTTAAACATTTTAAAAAACCGGCTTCTGTAATAGATATCTTCTTTCATCAAAAAAAGAACGATATCAATAAGCTGATACATGAAAGTTAATTTTCGAGGACAGCCGTTTTCTGCTCCGTCCTCGAAATACTCAGCTATAAAAGATCTGAAAAAACCGCTTAGTTTCTGGAGCCTGGGATCCTCAAAAATATAGGCGTCTTTGTCATATCCTCCCGTAATCTGTTTATGGGCCGCTGCTATTGCTTTTACCATTCCGGTTTTTGCGACGTCCTGGAAAAACTTTCCTTTTCCGTGAAAAAAGGGAGAGAACCGGAAACCGCCCCCCCCTGGCTTTTGTCCTGCGTTTTCGTTGCCCTGGATCCTGGGGTCCCTATCCTTTGCTGGATTCCAGGTTATCAGCTCGCCGTCTTTTTCATAGAAGGCGAGGAGTTTATTTTCGAGGAAAAGCGCGGTTTTATGCTCGATATTGATATCATAGCCGCCTTTTCCGTCCCTTGTGACCCGTCCGGCCTGGATCTCCTCCTCGAGTCCCTGCTCGTCTAATGTGAAACAGAGATCCATTATAGACCCCCTGGTTTCTTTTCCAAAGTTTCGAGGCTGGCCTCAATGTGGTCTATTTCTCCGTCGAATAGGTCCGGGATAGTTTCGACGTGAAAAACCGTGTAAGTAAAGTTTTCGAACCCTGGCGCCGTTGTGGTTATTCTGTCCCCTTTCTGGACGTCAGTATCCGGCAAAAAAAAGACCCCTGGGACCTGCAGG